TGGTTATAGTGAACGCCGCCACGGGTGTTGTAGGATGTCTGCACCCAGTTTGCTGGGTCTCCCAGCGCGCCGGTGGCGATGAATGCCTCCTCGGCTACAACTACTTGGGTTACGATATTGTTTTCAATTTTAGCAAAGTGTGCCATTTAGATTACCTCTTTGTTTGGAAATGATAAGTTTACAGCCATTAACTCTTCTACGCTGGTTACGGCAGAGATGGCTGCCTCTAACTCGCTTGCCTTTGCGACAACCGCGGCACGGTAGGCTGCGGTGTCGGCTGGGATGTCGATGTTGCGCTCGGCTTTGCGGATCACCATCCAGTCGGTTTGGGATAGGATGGAGTTGGCTGCCTGCTTGACCTGTGCGATGTGGTTTGACTTTAAGCCCTTCGTGACGAGTCGCTTGGCAGAGTCTACCATCGCTGGCTTACCATCAACCTCACCTAAGACCTTTACATAGAGTGGGTTGCCGTTTTCATCGGATTCTTCACGGTCTTCCAGTGCCTTTGGCGTGGCGGTGTATGAACCGTCTGGATTTGCCGTTACCCAATAGTAGCGGTCATCTGGTCTGATTTCGTCTTGTCTAGTAAACATATTAGTTCCTATCGTGCGTTAGCGTATTTAAAGGGGTTTTCGGCAAATACCATGTAGATGTAAGTTCCACCAGATGCGTTATGCGAACTTGATGAAGTGCGGATTTTAAAGCCATTAGATAAATAATCAATTGGATTGCTATTATTTTCTTCAGCATTGGATAAGTTTGCAAATAACTCTAATTCAACAGCGTTATAAGGACTTCTTGCTGAATCTCCAATTCTCCAAGATTCAATAGCATCTGATCTTTTTGTCATTACATATCTAGGTCTAAACCCAGTAAAGATAAATGGACCATCACTAGAACCATTACCTGTGTATGAGCCAAATGCAGAGTATCCAGCGATTTGTGCAAAGCAGTAGGCTACATAGGTGTCTGAACTTGCATTTACACTAACATCGGTTGAAATATAAAAGACAGATGATGTTGGTGCAGTATCTTGCCAAAAATTAAATGTTGCTGCGGCTGCTGTTGTGTTTAGTCTTAAATATTGAGTTGCTGCTAATTGATTACTATATACAAACCATCCATCAACTGCTGACCGCCTTTTAACAATATAAAGTGATGGTGCAACACCCAATCCATGCCCTACTGTAGCGTTACTTCCTGTACCTGTATAAGTAACAATACTAAATCCAGCAGTTGTATTAGCACTTACTGTAGATGTAATAGAGCCGTTTGTGTTGGTTACGGCTGTGCCGTTTGCTCTCCATTGCCAGCCTACATAAGAACTACCATTTCCATTAGATCCAGATCCAAGACCAACAGAAAATCCATTTGAATTAAATGCAGTTACATAATATGGAGGATCGTTGACTTCTGCATTTGTTAGATCAGAAAATAAAACTCTTGAAACACCTCTTACTGAATCAAGTAAACAGTTATTAGCTGTTCCGCTTCTTTGTTTAGTCCACACAAAATCAGGTGGCATTGACCCATTATTAACTATGGTTTGGCTTGTTCCGTTACCTGTCCATAAGTTAACATCGAAATACTTATTCGCTGTTGTAGTCGCAGTAGCACCAATAGTAGGAGTAGGTAAGTTAAATGTGTTTAGTGCTACAAAGCCTGTTGGTGGGGTGTATGTGAATGGTTGTTGACCAAAGTTAAATGAACCAGCGCCGCCTGTGCCTGAAGAATTAGGGCTTCTGCTTGGGAAAAATACTTCCGTAGTGCTAATGGCTGTAATTGTGCCTTGCAAAGAATTGTTTTTATAAAAAGCCAATGTTCCATTGGGTTGGTCATAAGCCATTCCAATAACATCTCCAGTTGTATAGCTTGCCGCACTAGGTGGATTTGTATAATTTGATTGAAATGCACCGCTATTAATGTATCTAGCACCAGCAGTTCCATCTGGAGAGCCACCAAAAGCTACATTGTTTCCAATACCTACTTGGTCATTAACTGTTGCACCCACTATATATTCCCAGTAATACTTACCAGCAGGTAAAGCAATTGTTCCTCTAATTGCCATTAATTGTGCATTACCACTATTTGCAGGATGGCTAAAAGTCAAATTACCATTTGAATAGGTAACATTAGTTCCGTTGACATTAAAAATTGGATTCAACACACAATAATTAGCCGCAGTAGCACTTGTCAGCGTAGGCACATCTGTCATGCTGTCATAAGTAGTGCCAGCAGTTAGGCTAATGTTATTGGTTGTCCAGTTGTTACCTTGGGGACTGAAATCATAGCCCAAAGTAGTTGTGCTAGTGGTGTTTGTAAACGGCAAATAGAATCCATTAGTACCGTAGCTACCACCGTAGCGGATAGGTTGCCAGACACCGAGTCCGTTAGATGTACCGAAGCTGTTTGGTGTTAGGGCTTGACCATCAATGAAGTTAATATCTGCCATGTACTGTTCACTAAAAGAATCAGCAGACGATAGCTGTCTTGATCCTATTCTATGAGTGTAGGTAAAGTTGATCCAAAACTGTTGGCTAGAAGAAAACGGAGTTCCACTAAATCCAGCTTGTTGAACACCGTTTACATAAATCTTGGCTCGATTAGCTGCTGTTGCTTGCGTTGTATCTATAGCCAATACAATGTGATACCAAGCAGATGGATCACGAAAAACAGCAGTTGTGTTGGTAATTGTTTGCGTACCGCTTGTATAGTTTTGAAAATAAAGACCATCATTAATCCAAGCTAACGCAGTAAAGTTATTACCATCTGTTCCAGCGCCAAAGAAAGTTCTTTCTGTAGTTGTAATTTCTGCTCTTTTGACCCACCCACTCCATGTCCAAGTAGTTCTGTTGCTTGCTACTGTTGGAGTTCTGCTTAACGATGCAGATGCACTTGAACGGAAACGCAGTGAGTTGGTTGTCAATACGATTGGGGTTAGGTATCCGCTTGATGTGAATGTGTGGATTACATTACCGCCAGCTACAGTAACTGTACCGCCAGCCATTTGTTGAGTAGAGCCAGGGTAGGAGATGATTACTACACCGCTACCGCCATTGCCACCAGCATTAGTAGGTGGGTTATTAGTATCTTGTGAACCACCACCACCTCCACCAGTGTTAGCAGTACCTGATGTACCAGCGCTATTTGCACCTCCGTTACCGCCACCACCATTACCGCCAGTGCCAGCAGAACCTCCACCAGCAGGATACCCTGCTCCACCACCACCGCCTGCGTAGAAAGTAGAAGTGCCAGAAATTGCCACAGCAACGCCAACACCACCACTACCGCCAACAGAAGCTGTTGCGTTACCGCCTACTGCACCAGCGCCACCGCCGCCGCCAGAATTTGTGCCTCCATCACCATCACCACCAGCAAAACCTTGATTGGCTGTACCCGCTGCGCCTGGACCACCAGCAGCATATGGAGCGCCACCGCCAGAGCCACCAGTTGATGCGGAATAGAAAGAACCTGTATAGCCACCACCTTTACCACCGCCTATTGAGGCAATTGATAGGAAAGATGAATTAGAGCCTGCTACTGATTGAGTCGAAGATATTTGACCAGAACCACCAGCACCTACAGTAACTGTGTAGATAGAGTTTGTGTCAATGGTTAAGGAAGACTCAAGAGAGCCTCCGCCTCCAGTATTTGTGACAGAAGAACGAAGACCACCAGCTCCACCGCCACCACCGTTATACGCTCCGCCACCACCGCCACCAGCTACAACCAAGAAGTTTGCTGTCAATGTAGACAATGGGGAAAGAGTTCCCGATGTAGTAAATGTGTGAATTGTGTTGCCACCGCTTGAGGTAACGACACCGCCACCGAATTGTTGTGCGCCTACATAAGAGATGATGACTACGCCTGAACCGCCTTGACCACCATTTGAGTTATTAGATCCAGCGGTGCGCCCACCGCCTCCGCCACCGCCACCTAAGTTAGCAGTTCCATTACCACCTGGTATTGATTGGCTTGCTGATCCTGCGCCACCTCCACCTGTACCGCCTAAACCGCCAGATCCAATAGATGAAACCGATCCACCACCACCACCGCCAGCCAAATAATATATTCCACCACTTAATTCACCAGTTGTTGAGCCTGTAATTGGATTTGCTAAACCAGCACCACCATTACCTCCGTTTAATAAACTGCCGTTTGAACCTACTGCATTAGCACCACCTCCGCCAGCACCTGTTGAGTCAAATCCATTACCACCATTGTTGCCTTGACCAGCAGTTCCAGCACCACCTGTTGAAGAAGTACCTCCATGTGCAGAAGCTCCTCCGCCTGATCCGCCTGAACCGCCATTAACGGCAACCCCACCAGCACCAAATCCACCGCCAGTAGCAGTTATAGCATTAAATACAGAATTACCACCATTAACACCATTTGTAACGTCAACTGTTGCGCCAGCTCCGCCAGCACCAACTGTTACTGTGTAAGATTGAGTTGGGTTAAGTGTTGTTGTGCCTGTTAAAAAACCACCTGCTCCACCAGCACCTTGACCAGCATTACCTCTACCACCGCCACCACCAGCAGCAACAACAAGGTAACTTGCAGAAACAGAAGACAACCCTGTCCAACCAAAGGCTGCTAGGGCTGCTGCACCAATTTTAGATAAGCGTGGCATCTATAACCTTAAGCAAATTTTGTTTGAGCAGCAAGGACTGTGAATGTAGCAGTTCCCGTTTTAATTAATACGTAGGTATAGCTGTCTATTGAGCTTGCGTTTCCGCTAGTAGGAGCAGAGCCACCTTGCCATTTAGGTGTTACGGAAGAGCCGTCTACTTGAACTGCGGAGTTGTAATAAGCAGTAGCACCGTTAGTTACCAAGAAGGTAACAGACATGGACTCACCTGTAGCCATAATGGTATCTAAAGAAGTACCGCTAGAACCACGGAAGTTAACTGTAAAGTTACCTGACGCATTGGTTGTGTAATATAAAACTGACTGAGTCGTAATGTCGTAGGCAATTGTGCCTGTTGCTGCCGTAGCTGAGACGGTAGCGGTTTCAATAATATTAGAGGTCTTTAGGTCTGCATTAGAAGATGTACCAGCAAAGGTCTGTAAAGCGGTAAATGTCGTTGCTGTGCCAGGTGCTACATAGTCTGTTCCTGCGGTTGCTGCGCTAAATGGGGAAGTGCCATTGCCTTTTAAAACTCCAGTAAGGGTAGCTGCTCCCGAACCGCCTGAAGCTACTGGAAGGGCAGTGCCAAGGGTCAGAGAAGTTAAATGAGTAATTGCGTCTACTACGTTAGTACCATCGTTATAGACAAACATTGACTTACCAGCGGCAACGGCTATACCTGTACCTGACGTGTTTTTAATTGTTTTAGTTGCAGTAGTAGTGTTATTTACTAGGTATAACTTCTCAATTTGGCATCCAGAACCAAGTATTAAATTACCTGTATATCCAATTCCAGCACCAGATTCTGTGATGTTTAAACGCAGATTACGAGCTGTTTGCGCAGCATTGGTGTTGGTTAGGGTAACGGTAACGTCTGCTGCGCTTGAATACGCTACGTCTGCCGATCCTGTAATGGCTTCTTGAAAAGCAACAGAAAAGTTGTTATTGGTCGTGTCTCCCCATGTACCAGTCTGTTCGCCAGTACCAATTAGCTCTATTTTTAAGTCACTATATGTCGATGCCATAATTTGTCCTTACCTGAATAATATCCATTTTATGCTGCTATTTCAACCCAATTTGGTGTCTGATTATCATTAATCGTAATCCAAACTGAAACAGAAGTTATGCTTGCCGTACAGCTAACTCCTACTACAAAAACGTCCAATGAAGGAATTACAGTTACGCTACCCACGCTGCCTACTGCTTGAAGCCCTGTAACTGGGGTATTAGCAGAGCCATTAACAGCAACACTTCCTATGCTGACTGTGCCTGCAACTCCTGTAACTAAAACATTTCCATCAGCTTCTACTAGTACGCTACCAACAAAGCCTGTTACCTGTAACCCCGTAACTGGAGCATTTGCGTCTGCTTCTACAGTCACAGAGCCTACTGACCCTGTTGCTACAAACGATACATTTCCTTCTCCCCAAGCTGAGTCTCCCCAGCCTTGACTGCCAAAACCTCCTAAAGGTACAGTAACATCACTCATGCTGCTGTCCTAATAATTGTCCAATTTGGGGTTTGGTCATCGCCAATAATGCTCCAAATTAAAACATTTCCTACTTGTCCTGTACCCTGCACTCCCGTCACGCTAACATTAGCAGAGGCAGTAGTTGTTAAACTTCCTACGCTAACTGTACCCGCAACGCCTGTAACTAACACTTCAATACTAGGAGTAACTACTACAGTCCCTACTGCTACCGTACCTGCTACACCCGTAACGTTTACAACTGCTGTACCTGTTACAGAAGCGCTACCAAGTCCCACTGTCCCAGCAACGCCTACAACAAAGACTCCGACACCTTCTTGAACCGTTACTGAGCCAACACTGCCTGTTGCACCTAATCCTGTGACTGGAACATCAGCCCCCGCCTGTGCTACAACAGAACCTACAGAAGCCGTTCCTGATAAGCCTGTAACACTAAAACTTGCTGTACCTGTAATAGTGACACTACCAACTTGTCCTGTACTTGTTACTCCAGTTACATCTACAACTGCCGTTCCCGTTACTGTTGCGCTACCTAACTGCCCCGTACCAGAAACGCCTGTTACATCGACAATAGTACCCGCCTGCACTGCTACTGAACCGACACTGCCAACTGCCTGTAAGCCCGTAACTAAAGCATCCGCACCAGCTTCTACAACTACAGAACCTATATTTCCAGTTCCAGAAACTCCAGTTACATCAACATTAACATCCGTTACTACAACGACTGTACCAACAGCTCCAGTGGCTACAAGGGATACACTTCCAACTCCCCAAGCAGAATCACCCCAGCCTTGGCTGCCCCAGCCTCCTAACGGAACAATGACATCAGCCACACCTTAATCACGCTATCCGAATAATGGCGTTACTTGAGTCTGCTGCTGGGAACACAATCGTAAATGTACCTGCTGTGGAAGTCTTAGCACCGCCAAAGTCTAGAATACATACAGAAGGATCACCAGCAGCGGTATCGTTATAAATCATGGCGCCATAAGCTGTAATGGTCGCAGAGGTAAACGATAGATCCGCAAAGTCAGTAAATGCAGTCGTACCTGTAGACGTAGGGGTTACGTTGGTTAATGTCCCACCACCTGCTACATAAGTACCAGAAGCCGCTACTTCATTACTAGCCGTATACGCTGTAGTCGCAGCCGTAAATGACGCTGAGTTGTCATACATAGCCAGTTTAAACGTATTACCAGTACCGTTTGTAAAGTTGTGTGTTGCTGTCATTAGTTGTACTTTGAAGCTAGTACACATGAAGTTGCCTGTAAATGCCATGATTTACTCCTCTAAAAGTTTAATTAATTCAGGATGACCAGCTTCCCGTAGCTTGTGAGCTAGTGTTACACGATCAAATTTTACCGCTTCATTCATGTAAAAGACTAGTACTTCCCGAATATGATTCCTAAAAGCAATGGCTTGCTCCCGAACCAAGGGATGAGACTGATCCCCTACCTGAATAATCTTATCTAATGCCCGTTCAGCGACTTCCTCTGGAGTAAAGCCACCGTGGTCTTTTGTAAATACTTGAATCCCGTTGGATTCACCTAATCCTTGTACGCTAATCATTTGACTGGATACCTCACTTGTCCACTTCTGTAGGCGTCTTGACGCTCTTTTGCATCGCCTAATTGTTTGAGTTCTGCCATGGCTCTGCCATAACGTTCTTTGTATAAATTAACTGCATCGGCATCGGATTTCATAAAATTAGCTGCTTCTAACAATGCACCATATAACAACACGGAATCAAAGTTTGTGCCTAACCAAGACGTTCCAGCCGTCACAATAGACTGCGGGTAGTAGAAATAATGAAGTTCTGTAGCGTAACTAGCGTCTGGGGTAGGTCCTAAAATAAAGGTGTTATCGTCAAATACAGCGTAATACTGAGGTTCCGCATAAAAGTTGGCGTCCGTATCTGGGTAGGATTCACGGATAAAGTTAACATCTTTATTTAAAAGGTAGTGATACTCATTTGCCGCATTAATCACCGCAATACTAAAAGTAGCCAGCCAGTCAGGAGGAGTTGCTAAGTACTTATTGCCACTTGTCATGTTACCTGTAACATTCTTACGAAAAGCAGGTAGCTGTACGGTATTAAAAACACTTTGCTCTGCCAACTGGACAAAACGGGCAATCTGTTCAGGAGACGTAAACGACCCGACTGTCGCTGGGAAGTCGTTCTCAGCAAACCCTTTAATAGCGGACGTTAACTGCGTGTAATTCATCCCATCTTCCCGCTAGACATACGACCTTTAGTAGCTGCACCAGCACCACGCATCTCAATCTTGCCGTATTGGTTTATGGGTTTACCATTACCTTTGCTAATACCGTCAACCGAGATGTTCATAGTCGCCATTTCTTGTGCGCCAGTCATACCTTTAGAAGTCAGTCCTTTAGCAGAGATTGTCTTACCCTTCATCGTATGGGGAGGAGCATAGACTTTAGCGTCTCCAACTTCCTTGCCCATTACTTTTTTAGAATAGTGAGCCATTATCGACCCCTTCCAGCTTTACGCATCATTTGGTTCTTAACCTTAGCCAAACCACGACCCATCTTTTTCATGTCCATCTGGTCTTTACCACCCATCTTGGGTTTAGCTTTCATGCCCAGAACTTTAGGACCTGAGTCACCTAAATTTTTACCTTCGGTCTTGCCTTTTTTAGCAATCCCATCTGCGCTTTTCTTAAACATTTTCAACTCCTTATGTTGTTGTTACCGTTACACTGCCTACCTGACCTTCTGGAGCTAAGTTGTTGGGGGTTAATCCATCGTCTCTAGCACCGCCAACGGGGTTCCATCCCCACTGGAAAATCCTACTACCACCTTCTGGAAAACCAACACCTTCTTCGGTATTATCGTTACTTCCATTCAGTTGTAAACCGCTACTTCCTGATACTTGATAGCTTACATCAGGACGTGGTTCCCGTACAGCCTGTGGGTCATCAACTGGGTACATCCCTAACGACAATTGTGGCTGATCTGGGTCCCAGCAGCTAGGGCAAACCTTAATGTTTTTTATCTGTTGCTTTACAACTAACTTCCGTAGCTCCTTTAACTTATACCGCTGACCACATCGGTCACATTCGGCAATTGCAAATTTGCCACTACTAAATTTATTAGGCATAGAATGTCGTCCTAGGAACGAACCTAGAAGCGGCTTTCTCTCTGTCCTCCGTAGAAGCCAGGAGCCACTGCTCCTCGTATTCTTGCTTTAAAAATTGCACTCGTGCCTGTCCATCTGGTAGCTTTTGAGCCATATAGAAAGCCAATCCAGCCACCATACAAGGTAATAGGCGAAAGGGAATATCAGGTTCTACAGAACCGTTAGACCCAGCATCTTGAATCCTACGCAACCTCCAATACACAAAGGTATAAGGACCACCACCAGCATCGGGCGTGGGCCAAACGTTAATAGAAGGAAGGTTCTGTATCGTAATAGCCGCACCTGTTGTATGAGCAGCCGCTGTAGTGCCGTTTTGACCACGGTAGCAGTTGGTTAATACATTCCCTACTACGTTGGCATAGCTGATTGTCTCATTGTCAATCTTGACAAATCCACCGATTGGAAGGGCGCTGGCGTCACTAACGGTGATAGATGTGGTCACAGCATCAATCGTGCCGTTTAAGGTCACAGCGGTCGAATTAGACTGTCCTGTCTGGCGGTTAAACCAAACTTGAATAGGACGCCCAGTAGTTAGCTTATTAGGAATCGTAGAGTAGGTAGACTCTGAAATACGGCTAATATTGATGTCAATCTGATTGCTGGTAACACCGTTATTCTGACGGACTACATGGTCTAGAAGATCAATTGTGTTGACTGGAATAGGATAGATACCTTGCCCAGTAACCATTGCAATTTGACCCTGCTCGATTGTCCAGAGGTTAATACCACGGTTAGCCCATTCAACCGTCAATAGGTTCAGGGATCTGCGGGCAGTTCGCATATCGTAACCAGTACGCAATTCCGTACCACAACGCTCAAATGCCTCTTCAATGAGGTTATTGAGGTCTAGGTTAAAAGCGGTTGTTCCAGAAGTACTCATATCTTCCTATATGGTTTTACTTTTGCTTTTACTTTTTTTGGCTGGGGCACGAACTGCTTTCCCTGTGCTTTTCCTTGCCGTTTTGCTTTGGTTGTTGCTGCGTACTCTTGTGGGCTTAGGGCTTCTATTGCTTTCTTTGGCAGGTATCTCTCGCCCGTCTCGGACGACTTCTTCCCTGACTTGGTTGTCCATTTCTGGTCTCCCCAAGCCTTTAAAGAACGCTGAGATTTTGCCAATCCACTCATTTATAGCCACCGCCAGCCGCCTTATATTTTTTAGCTACCAACTGCGCTTTACGAGCTGACCATTGACCTGCGCCAGTACCATGTGTTGCAGCTGCCTTTACTTGAGAAACAATCCGCTTACGCAAACTGGGTTTGGTGTAATTACCCGCAGCATTGACCTTACCGCCTTCTTTATACTCAGTAAAGTCAGTATCGTCCCTACGAGCTTTACGCTTAGGTTTACCCATTTTAGTAGGCATAATAGCGCCCATTCCACGACTTGGTCTCATGCTCTTGTCTTTCCCCGAATAGCGCAACCATCTGCTCTGGATGACGCTGATTTAACCATACCGCCAGCTTTTAATTTAGGCTTTGGCATACTGCTTCCCATCATGCCTTTTTCCAGGTCAATTTTTGAACCAGCTGCACCACTAGGCTTAGACAGTCTACCCATGTCTTGCAGTCTTTCCGCATAGGTGCGTGGGCTTTCAGCTTTAACTTTTGCCCTCTGCTCTTCTGCCATTTTATGTGCCTCAGCCTTAGCCCTTTCGTTCTCCTGCTTTACTTTTTCTGCTGCTTTGTCGTATTCGCTAGGTCCGAACTTCTCCTTGGGAGGAGTGTATTTATCACTCTTACCATCGCCAACCTTTTTAGAAGGGTCAATAGGCTCTATTGGCATTACGCTCTAGTCTTTCCACGAATAGCACAACCATCAGCACGAGCCGAAGCGGATTTAACTTTCCCACCTTTTTTATAAGACCTATAACCTTCAACACCGCCAGTAGGCTCAGATTGTTTTGAGCGATATTGGCTTGCAAGTGCTGCCATTTCTTTATTGGCAGCCTCTTTTAAAGCAGCTTCTTTTGCAGCTGCTTCTTTTGCAGCGTCAGCACCCTTATCATCATTGAGGTGTTTTGATACAAATTTGCCAGCAATTCCTAGAGCACCAGAATCGGCTAACTTTCCAAATGTTCCTTCTTTGGTAATTACACCAGCCAAAGGACTAATATCGCCTAATTTGAATCCCATAGTTACACCATCTTTCCTCTGGTTTTACCACGAATAGCACAGCCATCAGCTCGCTTAGAAGCACTGGAAATTTTTCCACCTTTGGCTTTTTTGACTGGTTCTGGCTTTTTCTTTTCTGGACCAAAAATCTTATCCCGTAGCTTAACCATAGGATTAGCTTCGTTCTCCTCACGAGTGAGGCGATCAACCATTTCTTGTGGGAGCTCGTCTTTAACAACAGTTCCTTTATTAAATCCTGGAACGCCACGTCCTTTAAGGACGTCAGCACGAGTTACTTTACCGTCATCGTTAAGGTCTGGGAAATTAGCCATGATTAGCAGTATCCGCCTGATTTCATCTTAACCATTTTGCCTTTGGTTTTGCCTTTGATTTCAATGCCACCACCTTTAGCCATGCTGTGCATACGCTTCTCATGTCCTTTGACAGCTTTGGTAGCCACCTTCTTCATTGATGCCATACCGCCATTTTTCATGCCAGCCTCTGCCATTTCATGTTTAATCATGGATTTAGGAGCGCCTTTTTTCTTCATAAAACCAATTTCTTTCTTAACCATCATTTTAGATTCTTTCATTTCTTTTCCTTTCAAGGTTCCACCTTCTTTTTTACCAACATACTTTTCTAAACTAACATTTGGTAATTGCATCATCCCATGATTAGAAC